ACGGATTCAAAAGGAACGTCGGAAGTCGTATTGAGTCGGATTCCGCATATCATATTAAGGCTAACAGCCTTGCGATAGTGGGACTCAATTTCAAAACATACTAGAGCTAGATAAGCCTTACGGACGTTATAAAAGGCTTGAGTCCTAGCAATGCGAGCCTTTACCTTGTTAGGTAGGTAAATAGGGTTTCCAGCCGTATGCAAGCAAGCCTCAGCGCATCCTAAACTAGCTTCCGAACATGTGTTGATTAGAACCTTGCGCAAGCCTTTGCTAGATTGCTTGAAGTAATGACCGGCTGTTTTTGCTGGTGCAAAATTATGACCACGACTTAGGACTCCAAGCTTGCTGTTCTTTGCAATCTTAGGATTAGACTCAACGGCACCTAGAGCCGAAGTAAAATTAAAACCAGCCTTGCGTATTACTCGCAAACATTCGGCTTTAGATTTAAAACCATTATATAGGCGTGGTTTAATGTCGTTTAACAGATTGATTGTGTTTGTGCGTTTTGTCATTGTGTTTATCCCTTACAAACAAGATTGATATAAAAGCCGCCAGAGTTTTGAGTCATGATACCGACTCCGCAATCATCATGGAACGGCTCTAAGAGTGTTAAATATGGCAAGCAATACAATGCGGCAAGTAATAGCATCATAGCAAAGAACCAAGCTAAAACGTCTCTTATTCTCAATTGATAATCCATATTATGACTCCGCATGTTTGATTAGACGATTCATATATTGGTTGTCGGTATAATCTGAAATAATCTCTTCCGGTAACCTATCATATTCTAGAACAATGTGAGCGCCGCCGAGATATTGCCCCGTTGTCATATTAATGAATCTGATATGGGACTCGTCTACTCCAAAAACCGCATTCAATAAATCACGTTCTAATTGGCTTGAGTCTTCGACTAGGTTTTCATCTTCATATGGCTCTATAATATAGATTGCCGTTGTCCAATCTTGCTTGGCCTTGCGGATCATTTTGCGGATCACTGATTTTGCTTGTTTCTCATGTAACATTTTAAGACTCCCGAATCGGTAAGGGTTAAAGACTGGAATCAGTATAGCAGACGGGACAAGCAGCGCAATAGGCCCTCAGAGGCTCAAAAACGCTCACTGAGTAGGGGTAACGGTTTAAGGTAGGGTAACTCACAAAAAACGCTTTATCCCAAAAATCGGCCCATTGTATAGCCTAAATATACTAAAGGATAAAAACCTATCCGAAAGTATAGGCCTGGTCAAAAAAGTATATTGTAGATTTTATGGGTTGACTCAGATAGCGAATCACTTTATTATAGTAGGTGAGGCTCGGTTATTATCCCGACAACCGTTTGTGTTGGTAGATTCCGACTCATTAGTTTAATGGTTAAACTATACACTTTTGCCGGTAGTTAGAATTATTCTATAACCAGTTATGCGCTGAATGCATGGCAGGTATGCAAAAATAACAATTGACGGACAGATTGCACGATATGCCAAAAACGAATCATGGACGGAAAAAATACCATATCAAAAGACTCAGGTTTACGTGATTCGATTGTTGCGTTATACACTGGAGTCCGATTCGTAAAGCAGAATCTTCTGTCAAGTGAATCTTTGTTGCGAATCGTTGTAAATAAATCACACTATCCGAAATACCTTGTCAACTATCCTTTTGTGCCATTGACAGCAATTTTGGGTAGCCGAATCATTACACATTCAAGAAATCATATATATGAATATTCGCATGTGTGCATATGTAAACGTATTCAAGAAATCATATATGTTAATATAAGAATGTGTGCATATGACCCCCTCCGATGGAAAATGACCCCCCACCAGTGGAAATTAAGAGTCACCCCCTCCAGTGGAAATTAAGGGCTTGACCCCACCAGTGGAAATATGTAAGGTGATTCTAAATTCTAGTAGAGGAGAGTACCAATGGAAAATAAACCTACGATTGAACAAGTGATCCACCAGCTAATGACTGACTGGTACGATAGAAATAACCGTGACATGGCTATCCGATTGATTGAGAACATCCCAGCGGAAAAGCTAGAAGAATATATGCAAGACGTAGACTTTGATTAAGGAGAGACGATATGTTGTTTAGAATGAACAGAGAATACTTTTGTGAGTGTTGTGAGTTCTACAAGACCTTCGAGGAAATGCATGGTGACAATGATACTATCTGTGCTGTATGCCAAGAGGGTCAAGAGGAATGGGAATACCTTAACTTTAGTGAAGAGGAAGAGTAAAATGCATTGTGTAGTAAACAAAGATGGTATTGTCGTGGCTCTATTCTTATTGGAGTGTGATGCCCAAGACTTTATCCATAACTGTCGTACCCCCTACAGTAGAAAAGACTACACTGTAGAATATAGGGAGAAGTATGAATATGTTACGCTGTAGTGTATATACCCCCGATGGGAATTTATGTTGCTGGAAACTGGTTAATAATAACAGAGAAGCAGAAAAGTACAAAAGGGGGTTGACCGAATTACTAGAAGATGTAACTGTAACTATAGAGCCGAATCATATACATAAGGAGAGACACAATGGCACTAGATAAGACAATGGTAAGTAACGTAATCGCTGATAACCTTAACGGGTTCATCACAGTCAAGTTCCTGACTAAGACTGACGAGGAGCGTGTGTACAATGGACGTATGAATGTACAGAAGGGCCTCAAGGGAAATGAGCGTGGACGTATAGCTGCGGAAGCCCTGCGTAGTAATGGCTATGTAACCCTCAAGACTAGCGAAGGTTACAAGTGCTTTAACCTTGACAAAGTACTAGCTATGAAGGTAGGCGGTAGACACATTTTTTGCATGGGAGCAGAGTTATGAGTATTTATATACATGATCATCGACGTTTCAAAGTTGCAGCTATAGATAAAAGAGGTATAGAAATAAAAAACAAAGCCTATGACCACCAAGGTGCTGTCTTCAATGAAGGTAATCAACGTAGTATTTACACTCTAGGGTTAGATATAATTCACAATCATAAGCCTGTAGTAAGTTTAAAAGGTAGGGTTGTATTTAATCTTATTAGCGCTATAATAAATGAATCTAGTGATTATCATTTAAAGTGTTTAATAACTAGCTGCGAAGACGTATTAAAACAAAGAGAAAACGCATTGCGGAGATCAGGAGCAGAGCTATGAACCAAGACCTAGAGAGGGAATTACGCATGTTAGGTATTATGATACCTACTGAGGATGAAGTAGAAGTAGAGGAAGACTTAAGGTCTGTATATTTATCTAAGGATTGGTATAATGACCCACGTGATGGAAATGGAGAGGTAACATTCTAATGAGTATTGAAGTAACATATAAAGGCAGCATGGGTAATGACCTGACTGTAGTTAATGCAGCCCGTGTAAGCTTTGGCAAGGAGAGTGAGTGGGATTATGAGGAATCAGATGCCTATAGCTTCAAGCAACACATGAAAGATAAGGATAAAAAACTTATCAAGTACTTAGCCAAGCATAAACACATATCACCTTTCGGACATTGCTTTGCATCCTTCCATATCAAAGCACCAGTTTTTGTAGCTAGGCAGTTAGTCAAGCATAAGTTCCTACGATGGAATGAGATTAGCCGTAGATATGTTGACAGTGAGCCTGAGTTTTATGTACCTAATACATATCGTGGTCGTAGTCTTGATAAGAAACAAGGGAGTGCAGGTACAGTAACTGTATCTGACAACGGCTTTAATGAAATTGCAATGACTGAGTATGAGTTCCTACTAGACGTAGGGGTATGCCCAGAGCAAGCACGTATGGTACTGCCTCAGAGCATGATGACTGAGTGGTACTGGTCAGGTAGCTTGGATGCATTTGCAGACATGTGTAACCTGCGCTGCAAGTCTGATACACAGTATGAAACGCAGTTAGTGGCTTGGGATATTTACTTTGAGATGAAGGAGTTATTTCCTGTATCTTGGGTGGCATTGACAGAGGAGCTTGATGATGAGAGGTAACATTAACGGTGCAATCAAGGCGTCAGCTATTGTAGCGTTACTGATAGCTGCACCACCAGTACTGATAGCTATGACGTATGATGAGTATCCTAAGTACTGTAAACTTTCGATACTATTGCCATGTATAGGAGTAACAGATGAATAAACGTATACCTATGAAGGGTGGTGATGAGTATGATGCCCTAAGTAAATCACGTAAGTTTCTACGATGGAAATCAGGACAGGTAAAGAAGATCAAACGTGCCTACAATAAAAGATTCCGTAAATACAGCAGAGCATCTTTGATGCGACGCCCTTGGGGCTAAGGAGAATAAACTATGAAGAATGACACAATCAAAGTAACTGATATAGAAGAGCACGAGGATGGTAGTGCTACGTTACAAGTAGAGTGTGACCCAGAAACCTTTATGGCTATCTTTGACGTAGGGTTTGTGACATTAGTAAAGGCTAGCTTGGAAAAGGAGAAAAGGGATGGGTAGGTATGTAGTGGAAATAGAGGTTGAGAAGGGGGAGTATACTTTCGTAAGGAAGGAGAATCCTTGGACGTATGATACTGAGGTACGGGTATTTACTGACCGTGAGGAAGCTGAGAAAGAGGCTAAGAAGTGGAATACTGGTGTAGTAGTGGAGTATCTATAATGTTGTTCTATACCGTCCTTGTGTTGAGCTATACGCTTAATGGTGACTACCTACAGGCTAAGGTCATCTTCCCTAGTGCTAGGGCCTGTGGAGACGCTCTACCAGCCTATTACGAGCCTGTGTATGCCATAGATAGGGATGCTATAGGTCAATGCCTAAAGACTGAGGTTATATCAGTTTCTATTAAACCTAAAAGGAGACCTTTATAATGACAGAAGAAGAATTAGAACGTATGAAAGCCGAATATTTTGCTAGGGGTGGTTCTGTAACCAAAGGGGAGCCAACGGAATATGAGCGTATAGTTGGTGATACTAGCAGATTAAAATATTGGGGTGAAGATGGAGAAGATAAAGAATCTAAGCGTAGGGTTATGGAAGAAGGTTTAACTCTGTTTACACCAGATCCTATGACAAGAAATAATTATGGTGGTATCGAAGATAAGGATAGTTATGATGAAGACTGAGCAGATAATAGAGATGTGTCAAAAACTTGCAAGTAAATATAAACATCCACACATGAGGGAGGATTTAATATCGGAAGGTATATTAGCAGTGTATGAAAGGCTTGCTAAAGAACCAGAAGATTACCCTGCGAGTTTATATAGGAGAGCTAATAAAGCTATGCACGACTATATAAATATAAGATCTAAGGCTGTATATATACCTACCTCAAGATCTGCAACAGAAACATCTTTAGGTAAAGAATACAACGGTCAAAATTATTCTGAGGTTGGTAAAAAAGCCCTTGAAGAAGCATTGTTTTCTACGGTAGTAAGTTTTGATGAGGAGTTCATGACTTCTGTAGAGGATTGCTCAGAGGAATATGAAAGAAAAGACTACATAGATAAAGCCTTGAAGTTATTAACTAAAAAAGAGAGGGGAATAATTGAGATGAGATATTTTGAGGATATGACACAACAAGAAATATGTGACTTCTACGGGGTAAGTCAAAAATCAATATCTATGTGGGAGAAATCAGCATTGGAAAAAATGTCAAAACTGTAACAATTCGTGAAGTATGGATTTACTGTCTGGGTCTATATAGTAATATGTGACTCTTAAGAAACATAACATAAGTTACTACATAAGGAAGCTAATACTATAAGTTTATATAACTTATGTAGTAACTTAAGTAAGAGGTAAGTAATGACTGAAGTAGCGCACCAAACTTGTCCACATTGTAACCACAAGGGTTGCTATAGCTACAATGAAGATAAGAATGTTTACCAATGTTTCTCCTGTGGAGCTAAGGGTAGGCTTAGAAAGGATTACGATAACATGAGTACTGTAGTTGATTATACGCCTAAACGTATAGAAGACCCCGCCAGTGGAAATTATGTAGCTATGCGAGGCATTACAGCTAAGACTATGGAAGACTTTGGCGTACAGACTTACTCTGATCGTCAGGAATATGTGTACCCCAGTGGGGGAATTAAAGTACGCAAGCTAGATGAGAAGGTATTCTACACTAAGGATGGCTTTAAGGGTGATGAGCTATTCGGTATGAACCTGTTTACCGCTGGTAGCTCTAAGATGGTAACAGTTACTGAGGGTGAACTAGACGCTCTGTCAGTAGCTCAAATGCTTAAGAGCCAGTACACTAACCCTGTAGTATCTTTACCCTCTGCTACGCCCTCTAAGAAGCTCTGGGAGAAGTGTACAGAATGGCTTAATAGCTTTGAGAAGATTATCCTTTCTGTAGACAACGATGAAGCTGGGAATGCTGTAGCTGATCGTATGGCTAAACTGTTCCCTAACAAGGTCTACCGTGTACCTCACGACAAGTTCAAGGATGCTAACGAGTTCCTTACCAATGGGGCAGCAGGGGAATTTAAGAGTGCTTGGTGGAATGCTAGGAAGTATACACCTGAGAATGTTCTTAACAGTACTGATGACTTCATTAGCTTGTATAAAGATACACCTGAGCATCAGTATGTACCAACTGGAATCCAAGCATTAGACGATAAGATCTTAGGTCTGATGCAAGGTCACTTCACAGTTATTAAAGCTCCTACAGGTATTGGTAAGACTGAGATTATGCGTTACCTAGAATACAACATGCTACAACACAAGATTCCATTTGCTGCATGGCATTTAGAAGAGACTAAGCTAAGATCTTTACTTGGGCTTGTCTCATATGAGCTAAACGATAACCTTACACGTAGGGATCTTATCGAAGAGAAGGATGCTGATGATCTTGTGATAGAGGCTATTCAACAGCTAACTAAGGATGAGCTATTCTACCAGTTCTATCTAAGTGATGGTCAAGGTGCTGATGATCTATGCGATCAGATTAGATACTTTAGTCAAGCCTGCGGCTGTAAGTTTGTATTCTTTGAGCCTATCCAAGATGTAGTCTCTGGTCAGTCAGAAGAGAGTAAGGAACAGATGTTAGCTGACTTATCGGTCAGGTTGTCTAAATTATCAGCGGAGCTAAACGTAGGTATCGTAACCATTGCTCACACTAACGACAATGGTGACCCTAAGTATTGTAAGATGATTGGACAACGTGCATCAGTGATCCTAGACCTCTCCCGTGACAAAGAGGCAGAAGACTTACAGGAACGTAATACAACGCACATAACAGTGCAGAAGAACCGCCCATGCTCAGAAGAAGGTAGGGCTGGTATGATGCGGTTTAATTCAGAAACATTTACACTACGAGAGGTTATATAATTGCCAGTATTTGATATAGAAACAGACGGACTAGATAGCACTAAGATCCATGTAATCTCTTGGATGGATGACCAAGGGAACGTGCAACACACGCATGACTATGTAGCTATGCGTATCTTCCTTGAGGAAGCACCAATACTGATAGGACATAACATTGTAAGGTTTGACATCCCCGCAGTGGAAAAGGTGCTAGATGTTAAGATAAGCGCAAGGCTAGTGGATACGTTAGCTCTGTCTTGGTATCTAAACCATAGTCGAAGCTTAGGTGACCACAACTTAGCATCCTATGGCGAGGAGTATGGTGTACCTAAGCCTAAAGTAGAGGATTGGGTAGGCTTAACACCAGAAGAATATGCTCACAGGTGTAATGAGGACGTTAAGATCAACGCTAGACTATGGCGTGACTTAGACATCAAACTTAAGAAGCTGTATCCTGATGAGGATGAGAAGTGGCGTTTCACTGATTACCTTACGTTCAAGCTACAATGCGCAGCAGAACAAGAGGCCCTACAGTGG